ACCAATTGAATACATAAGTACCTGCCTCTGCTAGATTGAGAGTAGCTTGTTGTACTCCATCAATGAAATACTTATTATTACCACTAACATTTACTACTGTAACTGTAAATGTTCTAGTAGTCACTGAACAAATCTCCTATTACTAAGCTATTCTTATAATAGCATCTGAAGCATTAGCAGTAGGAAACTGTATTGTAAATGTGCCTGAAGTAGCTGTTTTATCTCCACCAAAATCTAAAACTGCAACTGCTGGATCACCAGAAGCTGAATCGTTATAGATTAAAGCACCTCTTGCTGTAAGAGTAACACCTATAAAAGATAAATCTGCAAAATCACATACAGCAGTGTCTGTGCTTAAAACTGGAGTAGAGGAAACTAAATTTTTACCAGTAGCTGTATATCCAGAAGGTGAACTTACTTCATTATCAGATGTGTAAGATGTTGTTGACTTACCAAGAGTTGCACTTGATGTGTACATACTTAATTTAAAAGTGTTACCAGTTGGTGCAGCAGTAAAATTATGCACTGCTTTTAACACGTCTGTTTTAAACACATTACACACTACGCTAGTTGTTATTGCCATATTTTTTCTCCTTTTTTATTTTATGGTGAAGGAGAAGCGACTTGTATTCTTGGTACCCCATCATCATACTCTCCTCTTCTTCTTCTACCCATTTGTTGCAACGCAAAATCTTGTATTTCTTCATTATACTTGGTTTTGTATAAGTTGTACATATCAACTGGGCCTTTTAAATAACTAAAACACTCAGTTAATACACCATGTAATAATAAAGATTCTTGATGTTTAGATAAAAAAGTATCCGTTGTAGAATTAAAATGTTCTGGATCTCTTATATAATTTAATTGAACATCGTAATTTTGATCTGGTATAGGTGCAAACAAAATATTTTTATCATCCCAATTAGCAAAATATTTCGGTAAACCAGTTGCATCTGTAGGATTAAACTCGGCTATAAAAGAGGTATCTCTTTTTTCTAAAAAATCTCTTGTACTACTACTAATCACTTGTATAGAACGAACTACGATACAGTCATCTGGAACATTCAAATATTTTTGTGTACCTGTAGAACCAGTAACGTATTTTCTAATGTCATCATAATCTACTTTGTTAGCAATATCTAATTCTGTATTTCTAATAAATTGATCTAATAAAGTATCGCTTAGAACATTAGAATCTACTTCTGTGTAATTTCTTACTTGAGTTAAAAAATTTGCGTGTGTAATACTCATGTTATCACCACACTAAAATTAGTGCCTATAGATGTAGTTGCTTCCACTGATGTAAGTTTCGTACCCAAAATTTTATCACTATCTGTAACTCTCATACTTGCACCTCCAGTTATTCCACTATCTCCCTGATTAGCAAAAAAACCATTGCTAATATATAATAAAAAATCTTTGTTGTCGTCTTTTGGTCTAGGTCTTGCGTTTGCTAATGCAATAGCATCTGCCTTAATATGTTTTCTTTTTATTTGTGGATGTTTTGCTTCAAACTCAGAACGATGCACAAAAGATCCATTCCACTCTTTAACCATTTCAGTGTAAGGAAAAGCCATTCCAGACCTATCAGATATTGCTTGTGATTTTTTTCCTTTTGCGTATGGCATATCTATCCTTGTGGAAAATAACTTTGTGGTGTTATATACACCGAAGTTCTTTGTCCATCCTCAGTTAAAGCTCTCTGTAATTCATCCTCGTACAATAATTTATTTTGTTGCACCAGTTGAGGATTTTTTTTCATACTCAAATAGTAAGCAAGACCAGATACCATACATGGTATAAATCTAAAAACTACATCTGCTTGATTTGTATAAGCTCCAGCATCTTCTATTCTTTTTAAATAATAGTATTTTAAATACGTATAGGTTGTTGCATCTGGAGTTTGATATAAAGTTATAGTAGGAATAGTTTGTCTATCTACATAATACTGGCTAGGTTGTCCTTGTGAACCTTTATTAGGCAAAGCAGCATATTCACTTCTACTTATTTTTGTTAAAGACACATCATTAGTTGATGAAGTAGTACCAGTTGTTGTACTAATATAAGCCTCTAAAACATCGTTAGCGTTTGTAGGAGCTGTATAAGTTTGAGTTCCAGCAGATAGTAATTGTTCTTTTAATTCTACTTTCCATAAATGCACACCTCTATTACCCCACTCCGATAGCATGATATTTAAACTTCTTCTAGCAGATTTTAAATCTTTACCAGAATTAGTTCTAACACCACATCTCTCATAAGCTTCTTCAATGATATCATCTATATCTAAATCAAATGCTGTTGTTCCAGAAGTAGCCATAATTTATCCTAAAATACACCCTTAAATTTAGTTCCTTTGATAGCTATACCACCACCTCTCATATTTTGTGGTTTATCGTATTTAGCTTTTTCTCTCAAATACATTTCTTGTTCTTTTTGTTTTTGTCCTTTGACTTTTGGAAAAGCTCTAGCAATCATATCTTGTGTCATTTGTCTTGTCATACTGCCACCTAATGCCATACCTTCTCTAAGTAATTTAAAATCTTCTGCATCTATTTTATCATTTTTATTTTTATCTAGTTTTGCTTGTCCACCAGTTAATTTTTTCGTAACAGATTTTTTACTCATCTTGCTTTTAAAATCAGCTAAAGGTTTTTTAGTAACACCTCTGTACTGTTTTTTACTTGCTTTTGTAGAAGGAGCTGCTTGCATCTCACTAGCTTTTTTGGAAGGAGCTGCTTGTTTCTCACTGGCTTTTACTGATTTGATGCCTTCAGTAAGACCACCACCACTATTTTTAAGAGGTTTTAAAACATCATCATACAAGTTTTTTTTGATATTTTTTTCTGATCTTTTCATACTTTTCTTTTGTTGCCTAGTTTGTTTTTTAGGAACTTTTAAACCACCTAAAACATCTTGTATTAATCTTTTTTTTTCTGTCATTATATAACTCCTTTATAATAATCTGCTAATCCACCTTTGACTGCAAAAGTTTTAACATTAGTAGGTTTACCTCCCACTCCTTGAGCTTTTGCTCTTTTTCTTTTTACAGCACTTTTTCTTTGACCCTCTGTCATTCTTCTAGCTTTAGCTAAAGGCACACACTTAGGGTACTTTCTTTTTGCATCTGCTTTTTGTTTACTTCTTCCACAAGGTTTAAACTTACCATCTTTATCTTTACTTCCTATATCCACCCATTTTTGAGCAAACCATTTTTTTAAACCAGAGGACATAATTATAACAAGTCTTTGTAATAACCTTGCATACTACTATTAGTTCCATAATCGCCTTGTATAGAACCTCCTTGTACTTCATGACCCTCAAAAGTATCTACCATAGTACCTTTTGATGCTGGTTTTGGTCCTTTAAAATCTTTTCTTTTTACACCACTGGGGTCTTTTATTTTACCAGCACATATTTTTGAAGCATAGGCATTTGCATAGGCACTTGGATAAACTTTAAATTTTCTTTTAGCTGCTGCTTTTCCTCTTGGGCATAATTTTGTCATATATATCTCCTTGTTTTATTATACTGCACTCTTATTAACGTGTAAATATCTTGCTCTTTGATTTTCCTTTGTTGCCTTGAATTATCCTAACTCTTTTCTTCTTGTTGAATTTTTTTTTCTGTGGAGGTTTAGATATTTGTTGCCTCATCTGTGATCTACTTATTGCCATTTACTTTAATTTATACCTCGTTTTACCTTCTTCATTTTTGTATGCCTCCAGATACTCATATCTATTTTCATCTGTACTGTAAGATACATGTACCCAACCAGAATGTGGATCTTTTTCTGGATTATGAAACTCTAATATTAATTGATCGTATTTTAAATTAGCGTGAATCCAATCACTAAGTTCTAAATTACCAACTTCTAATACCTCGATATCTGCCGCTTGACCTTGCACATGTTGTGACTTAATACTTGAACCCAGCTTTTGATTTAGTTCTGCACACCTGAATCCAGAACTAATAATCATAGGTTTCATAAAATAATCTCTTACAGGTTGTAAAATGTGCACACATAAATTTCTTAAATTAAAAATTTGTTTTTCATTAGGTGTATTATCTATATTATTTCTAGTTGCAATTTGAGATCTAGTGAACTCGTGAAGACTAAAATTTTCGGATAATTTCATTTAACATCTCCATCTACGTCTAGCTTGTCTTAATCTAGAATTAGGATCTTTAGCAGCTTTTGGAAATTTTTTCATTTGTCCAGCACTTCTTGCACAAAATGATTTTCTTCTAGCTTTTTCTTTTTTTGTTAAATTCTTTTTTTTTGTTACTGCTGTTTTAAGTTTTGATCCAGGGTTTTCTCTTCTGTATCTAGCTACACCTGCTTTGGTCATACCTGCACCAGATTTGGTAGATCTAAAATACTTCTTGGAACGAGGCGGCATACCACCTCGCTTTAATCCAAGTAATTCTTCTGTATAACTATCCATTATCAGTATCAGCAGTAATCGGTGTTACAAAAACTGTAACAGAGGTTACATTGCTAATAGTCAAGTGCATATCAGTTTTAAAAACTATACCATCTAAAGGCATATCCACTTGATATTGATCAGCTGCACTTCCAGCAGGAGTTGCTATCACAAGTTTTTGTGTACCAGTTGCTCCACCATCTTTGAAAGTTAAACTTCCAGCCGAACTATGACCCACATAATAAATAGATAGCAATCTTGTACGACCAGACTGAATAGTTCCAGTGCTAGTTAAAGTTTTTGCTCCTATATCTGAGTTCATAATATTCTCCTATTAACTAGCTGCGTCAAAACCAGTAATTTCAATTAAGAAACGCCCAGCTGTGTAAGTTGCATCACCTGTGCCCTGACTAACTAAATACAAAAACTGATCTGCTGCAATATCCCCACCAGCAACCACAGTACCAGCTGATGCTGCACCAGCGTTTATAATTTGAGTTTCTGTTAAATCACCGATTGCAGTGTCATTAACACCAGTGCCTTCAGTTGCTGAAAACAGATCAATATCTGTACTTCCACCAGCAGGTGTTTCAAGACATGTCATTGTTACGCCAAAAACAGTGCCTTGGTTAGCAGTTGTTACTTGACCAATAAAAGCAACACCAGCTCCATCTTTACCTATAATGTCACCAGCAGTTCCACCATCTTTAAGACCAGTTAAATCAATCATAATAGTTGTTTTAACAATATTAACATTGGTAGTTACGTCACTTTTAAGTCTATTTACTTGAGTGACATAAACTGATGCTGTGCCTTCAATACCAGCACCTCCAGTAGCCTCAACTGCCATTTTATCTCCACTTGTAACAGTAATTGCACCAGTGGATGCGTTTTTTGTTATAGTTTGAAATCCATTCTCTGATCTGACTGGACCTGAAAAAGTTGTAGTTCCCATAATTTTCTCCTAGTTGTAGATATAGTTTTCTAGGGTATCTGCCAAGCCAGTCTATATCCATTATTAATCTTGGTAATTACAGTATACATAAAAAAAGGGATCTATGTAAGACCCCTTTCTTTAGTTTATTATAGAAGATTTTTAAGCTGCACCAGGTGAGCCAAAAATACCTCTAGGATCGGAGAATCCAAATGAATATCTCTCTCTTGCTTTAAATCTTACATTACCAGTATCAAAGTCACCTTCAATAGCTGTCTTGATTGGACTTCTAACAAATTGTTTTAATCCGTTAGGAGCATCAGTCATAATGAAGAAAGCATCAATATCAGTTAAATAATGATTAACTCTATAACCTTGTGGTATCATGCCCATTGAAGCCATAGCGTTTATATCATTATCTGCTGTGCCGACTCTTTGTGGAGACTTTAAAATTCTCTCAGCAGTAAATTGTAACTCTTTTGGAATTATCAACTTCACACCTTGTAGAGCAATCTTTAAACCTCTCTCATCAATAAAAGCTGCTATGTCAATCATAGACTGCTCTAATGATGTTTCGCTTAAATCAGCTGCTGTTGTTAACTCATTTTTGAGAACTCCACCATTAGCTAATGGGTGCTCTAAATCACATAGAGGTTTGCCATCGCCACCAGTAAAGTTTGGATCAAATGCGTTGTTTAAAATATTAGCTGCTTTTACTTGTTTAGTATTAGCCATACTTCTAGCTAATGCTCTTGTGTATCTTGCTGCTAACCTATCATACAGATTATCTTCAATAGCTTCTTCTGTGATAGCAAATGCCATTGCGATAGTTTCGTGTGTATACCTCGCAGTAAAAGATTCAGTTGCTTGGTCAAATGTGACGTTTGCACCCTCTTGTTTTACTGGAGCAGAACCGAAACCTGATAACATTACTTCTTCTTCAAAAGCTCTGTCTGATGCTTCACTTGTGAAAATTTCT